AGCGGCGGCGCAAGCGTGCGCTGTGGTGTGGCGCAAGGCCGGTGCCGAGGTCAGAATCCTCGACGACTATTTCAGCTAAAGACGCGGCGCACGCGCGCCGCTGTGGATAAGTCGGAAAACTTTCTCTGACACTTGACAGCGAGGCGCTTGACGGTGAGCCCCGATAGGGGCGAACGTCTTTCGCTCACCTGAAACAAAAAACCCCTCGGGTTTGACGCCGAGGGGTCTCTCGTAGGGGTGTCCAAGACTCTCTCAGCGGGTGCTGCCGGTTGCCGAGAAAGGATCACATCTATGGCGGAAAATCCGCAATCTGACAATCCCCCCAAGAAACCGAAGCGCCCAAAAGACCCGGCCGACTCGCCGCCGGGCTCGCTCATGCGCAACTCTGATCGCCTCGCGGCGGCCGATGCGCAAGCCTATCGAGACGCGCAGAACGGCAGCGGCGGCGAGGTGAACGAAGCCAGCCTAGCGGCGATGTTTACGGCCGAGCATCAAGATCACTGGCGCTATGTCGCGGCGTGGTCGCAGTGGCTGCATTGGACCGGCGTCAAATGGGAGCATGAGCGCACCCTGCTGGCGTTCGATCAGGCGCGCAAGATTTGCCAGCGGGTTGCTGCCACGTTGCGGGCGGCGGGGGCCAAGAGCACCAAAGAAATCTTGAAGGGGAGCACGGTGGCGTCGGTGGAACGGCTGGCGCGGGCTGATCGGGCGCATGCCGTGACGGCCGACGTATGGGACCCGAGCCTTTGGCACCTCAACACGCCGGGGGGCGTGGTGGATTTGCGCAGCGGCCAAATGGCATCGCACGACCCTTCGATGATGATCACGAAGGAAACGGCAGTAAGCCCAAGCGGACAGTGCCAAAGATGGCTGCAATTCCTCGGTGAGATCACCGACAATGATGTCGATCTGCAAGATTATTTGCAGCGTGTCGTTGGCTATTGCCTGACCGGGCTGACGATAGAACACGCGATGTTCTTTTTGTATGGCACCGGTGCCAACGGGAAATCTGTATTCACCTCGACGCTGTCGGGCATCTTTGGCGAGTTTACCACCGTTGCGCCGATGGACATGCTGATAGCGACCCAAGGCGAGCGCCACCCGACCGACATGGCGGGCCTACGCGGGGCGCGCATGGTGACGGCTATCGAGACCGAGCAGGGAACGCGCTGGGCCGAGGCCAAGCTCAAGGCGCTGACCGGCGGCGACCCGATCTCGGCGCGATTCATGCGGCAGGATTTTTTTCAGTATGTGCCGCAATTCAAGTTGATGATCGCGGGCAATCACAAGCCTTCGATGCGCAGCCAAGACGAGGCGATGCGGAGAAGGGTACAGTTGATCCCGTTCGCGGTGACGATCCCCGAGGCGCAACGCGAGCTTGATCTGGTCGACAAACTGAAAGCCGAGTGGCCGGGGATTTTGCAGTGGGCGATTGTCGGTTGTCAGATGTGGCAGGCGCTAGGTTTGAAGCCGCCGGGCATAGTGCAAAAAGCCACCGAGGATTATTTTCTCGACGAGGATGCAGTTGGTCGATGGATCGCCGATGATTGTATGATTGGCGTTTCATATTCTGTCGTGTTTAGCTCCCTCTACAAATCTTGGAAAGTCTGGGCCGAGGACAACGGTGAGTTTGTGATGTCAAGCAAAGCCTTGAGCAAAGCTCTACGAGATCGGTTCAAATGCCAAAGCGCCAGATCAAACGGCATCGTTTTTATGCGAGGCATCAAACTCGGGAATGATGATCAAGTGCGCGAAGTGTCCGATGCTCTATTATAGGCGTGCTAGGTGCATATGACGCGCGCCTAATACGTCTACAATGGACAATCGAGCACTACGCGCACTGGATGGCTCAAACAAAGGAGAAAGCAAAATGGAAAAAGGTTGGGACTTGCCCTATGGAGCCTATATCGCATCTGATCGCATCGTGCTTTTCAATCGAGCTTATCGGCCGATCATTGAGCGCCGAGCCGATGGCACGGTGGTGAGGTCCGATCCAAACGAATGGATCAAGCACGATTTTCAGATCAACTTTTATGATGATCTCTGCGTCCCGAGACAAAATAAACACACGAAGCGGGTCATTGAGCGCATCCTCGAAAAGTTTGAGCGGAAGCTGAAACAATAGCTTCGGATTGAAGATTTGCACGCATGAGCGTAGCTTGTCCGACGTGGCGGTGAGCAGCGTCGTGCGCGGGTGGAGTGCCTCGGCGATTTGTCTGTGACCGCAGTGAGGTCGCCGTTTCGTCCGCAGCCGGGCCGTTCACTGCCACACATTTCGGCGACGCCTTGAGAGGTGCTAGACATGGCGGGAAAGCTCAAAACGAAAGACATCGGGACGCAGCGCAGAAAGCAGCGCGTGGCAGCGCAAGCTGTGACGCCGAGCGCGCCGCCTACGCATGTACGGCAGCCGGTGAAGCCGTCGCGCTGGCGCTACTGGCGGAATGTGCTGAAAAGCATGTGGCCTGCGTGATGGTATTTCAACCCGGTCAGAGCGGATTGCCCGGCGCGTGGAATTATCGAGCGCGGCCGTGGAAAGAAGCATTGATGCGTGCGCTCAAGCGCCAGCAGGTGCTGCTGGTGACGCCGAGCGGCAAGATGCTGCCGAGCTTGAGTCATGAGGACTACGACCCGGCGACCAGCGTCGGCAACGCCAAGCGCATCATTCCGCCCGAGCAGGCGCTTGAGGTGATCGCCGACCTCACCGTGCAGATGGCGTTATGCGGCGACCGCGAGCAGATCAACGAGATCGGCAACAGGCTCGACGGCAGACCGCCGCAAACTGTCGAAGGCGGCGAGTTTCCCCTTGTCACGCATGTGCAATGGCTTGACGGCGACGACGATGATGTCGTTGATGCAGAGGCAGTGGAAATTCACGCCAACGGAAACGGAGCGACGACCATGTTGCCACCGAAGCCACGACCTGACGAGCCCCCGCAGCCGACGCCGCAGCCTGACGAGCCCGACGACGACGACGACACGGCCGCGCCCGAGGGCGACGACGTGCTGCGCGTTGTCGATCTCGACGGTGACGACGTGCTCGGCAATGACTGACGTGCCTGTGACTTAACCCCAACGAAGGGATCGACACATGACGAGGGCAGAAGATGAAGCCAAAGCCAAAGAAGCCGAAGCCAAAGCGCGCCGCGACCAAGCGCAAGCCGGTAAAGCGTCGGACTCCAGCGGCAAAGTCCACGGTGAGCGAGCCGGTGTCGCCGGTTCCACCGAGCGAGACACCTTCGAGCCAATGACCGCAGCCAACGACCCGACGCCGAGCTTGCCGGATCGATGGGAGGTCGGGCAGACCGAAGCCGAGGCTGCCGCGAACGAGGCGATTGCCACCAAGCGCGCCGAGGACGCCAAGGCCGAGGACGAGCGCAAGGCGAAGGAAAGCGCCGATGCGCGTGACGGCGCACTGTCAGAGGACGAGCGCAAAGCTCGCGCCGACGACGCCACCAACGAGGCGCAGAAAACCAATCCGATCCTGCACCCCGAAGGCGAGGACAAGCAGCCGAGGCGTTAATTGGCCGTTCACCCGCAGCACCCCGGTCTCGCTACGATTCCGTATCGAGCCCGGCCGGTGTTCAAGCCGTTTCACCGGCGCAAAAATCGCTGGGCGGTGATCGTCGCGCACCGACGTGCTGGCAAGACGGTCGCCGCCGTCAACGACGCCGTGCGCTCGGCAATCCGCAACAAGTCGGGCGATGGGCGTTATGCCTACATCGCGCCGCTCTACAATCAAGCGAAAGACGTGGCATGGGATTACCTCAAGTTTTATGCGCGCCCGCTGCTCGCCAAGCCGCCGAACGAGAGCGAGCTTCGCGTCGATCTCACCAACGGCGCTCGCGTCAGACTGTACGGTGCCGACAATCCTGATCGGCTACGCGGCGGCGGCTTCGATGGCGTGATCCTCGACGAGTATGCCGACATGCGTCCCGCAGTGTGGGGCGAGGTGATCAGGCCAATGCTCGCCGACAGACAGGGATGGGCGACGTTTATCGGCACCCCAAAGGGCCGCGTCGGGCTCTACGACATTTGGGCGGGGCAGAAGCTGTGGGCGAACGTCGAGCTTTACCGGCTGATGCTGAAAGCCAGCGAGACCGGCATCATCGCCACCAACGAGTTGATCGAAGCTCGCCGCACCATGAGCGAAGAAGAATATGCACAGGAATTTGAGTGCAGCTTCGACGCGGCAATCCGTGGCGCGTACTACGGCAAGCTCATGTCGAGGCTCGAAGCCGAGGGCAAGATCAGCGGCGTGCCTTACGACAGCGCGGCGCTGGTTTGGACCGCATGGGATTTGGGCAAGAACAACGCCACCGCGATCTGGTTTGCGCAAGTCGTCGGCCGCGAGGTTCACATCATTGACTACTACGAGGCGAGCGGGCCCGAGCTTGATCACTACGCCGCAATCGTGCGCGGCAAGCCTTACGTCTATGCGGGCCACATCCTGCCGCACGATGCACAGGCGAAAATTCTCGGCATGTCGCAGACCAGATGGGAGCAGCTTGAGAAGCTCTTGCAGAAAATGCCGACGCCTTGCCCGATGCACCGCGTCGAGGACGGCATCAACGCCGCTCGCGTGATGCTCGGAAGGTGCTGGATAGATCGGGTAAAGTGCGAGCGGGGCATTGACTGTTTGAAGCTCTATCGCGCAGATTACGACGTGAAGCTCGGCTCGCTGCGCAGTGTGCCGGTGCATGATTGGGCTAGCAACGGCGCGGACGCTTTCAGGTATCTGGCGATGGCGCTCGACAAGTCGGACCTCTCAAAGAGCAATTTCGCAAGAACGCTGGTCTATCCCGAGCAGGGAGTGGCGTGATGGCGCACTTTCGCACATGGGTGAAATGGTCCGGCGTCGGCGGACGCGGCGAAGAAGAAGCGATGCGCCTCGCCTGTCACACCGCGCTCGATGATCTGTTACGCGAAATGAAGCGCAAGCGCGTCGACCCGGTCGCCGACCGCGACGGCAAGCGCAAGCTAGAGCTAATCGTCAACGCGGGGCCCGAGTGATGGCAGCTTATCGGCTCGGCAACGGTGGCGGGGGCGGCGTTGATCCCGATCTGCGTGGCAGCACGATGACGGACGACGACTTGCAGGCCATGTTGGCGGCGCAGAAAGGCGACGCACTAAGCAGCGGCAACGAAAGCACGCTCGGATCGAGCCGCGAGAAGGCGCTGGATTATTACTACGGTGAAATGCCGGACATGAAGCCGCTCGAAGGGCGCAGCAAGGCAGTTTCCACCGACGTTGCCGACACCATCGACGGGCTGATGCCGGGGTTGATGGAAATCTTTGCCGGAAGCGACGAAGTCGTCGTGTTCGATCCCGTCGCGCCCGACGACATCGATGCCGCCGAGCAAGAAACCGACGTGACCAATCACGTCTTTATGCAGCAAAACAACGGGTTTTTAGTCCTTTATTCGATGATCAAGGACGCGCTGCTGGAAAAGCTCGGCACGGTCAAGGTTTGGACCGAGCTTGAGACCCGCGAGGAAAAAGAGACCTATCACAACGTCACCGAGGATGTTCTTGCAGTGGTCCTTACGGACCCCGAGATCGAGATCACCGCGATGTCGCCGAGCCAAGAGCTTCCCGGCACCTTCGACGTTGAGGTGAGCACCAAGCAAGAGGTGAAACGTCATCGCGTGGTGCCGGTGCCGCCAAATGAATTTGGCTGGTCGCGCCGCACCGGCATGCAGGTGCAGGACACCGATTATTGCTACCATGAGCCCGAGGGCGGGCGCTCCATCGACGAGCTTGTGACGCAAGGCTATGACCGCAAGCTGCTCGAAGATTTGCCCACCGACAATTCGGACAAGTCTAGCGAAAGCTCGCACCGCGACACCATCAACGACTCCGACCGCCGGGGCGCGTCCGACGATCTCAACAAGATCATGCGGCACGTCCAAGTCTGCGAGCACTACGTTCGCATGGACTACAAGGGCGATGGCAAATCCTGCCTCTACAAAGTCACCACCGCAGGCGACGAGACCAAAATTCTGACCAAGGGCGGCCAGCCCGACATCGAGCCGGTCGACGTGATTCCCTTTGCGTGCATCACGCCCTACATCGTCACGCATCGCTTGTGCGGGCGAAGCGCCGCCGACCTCGTCATGGACATTCAGAAGATCAAAACCGCGCTGACACGCGGGCTGCTGGATAACATCTATCTGACGCTCAACCCGAGGGTCGAGGTCGCCGAGGCCAACGCGAGCGAAAACACCCTCGACGATCTGCTGATCTCACGTCCCGGCGGGCTGGTGCGCACCAAAACGCCCGGCGGCCTGCTGCCGTTTGTGCATCCCGACATCACCGGCAGCATTTATCCGATGCTGCAATACATGGACTCAACGCGCGAGTGGCGCACCGGCGTGACGCGCCAAGGCCAAGGCCTCGACGCGGATGCGCTCAACAATCAGACCGCCACCGCCGCGATGCAATTCTACGATGTGGCGCAGGCCCGCATGAAGCTGGTCGCGCGCATCTTCGCCGAGACCGGCATCGCCGATATGTTTTGGCTCTTGCATCGCACCATCCGCAAGAACGGCGATCAGCAGATGACGCTGCGCTTGCGCAACAAGTGGGTCACGGTCGATCCCCGAAATTGGAAAGACCGCAACGACATGACGGTCAATGTCGGGTTGGGTCATGGCGGCAAGGCCGAGCAGATGCAGCAGATGCTGGTGCTGATCAACGCCCAGCGCGAGGCGGCGGCGGGCATGATGGGCATGGTGAAGCCGATCAATTTTTATAACAGCGCCCGCGATCTGGTCCGCCTGCTCGACAAGAAAGACGTGGATCGATATTTCACGCAGCCCGATCCGAACGCGCAGATGCCGACGCCGCCTGACCCGAACGCTGGCAAGGCGCAGATCGAGCAGGCCAAGGGTCAGGCCCACATGCAGATCGAGCAGGGCAAACTCGCCGCCAAGCAGCAATCCGACCAGATGAAGGCGGCGACCGACGCGCAGATGGCGCAGATGAAGGCTGGCATCGAGCAGCAAAAAGCGGCGATGGACGTGCAGGTGAAGCAGATGGAAGCCGCGCACAAGACGGCAATCGAGAAGCTACAGGCCGAGGCCGACATTGCCGTCGGACGCGCCAAGGCCGCCGCGCAGATGCAAATTGCAGAGCAAAAGCATGCGCTAGAGGTAGACAAAGCCACCATCCAAGCGCAGCTTGACGTTCACAAGCACATTCTCGACGCGCATTTCGCGCAGCAGAAGCACGGTATGGATATGACCGCAAAGCAAGAAGATGCTCGCGCCAAGCGCGAGGACTTTAAGGCTCGGGCACAAGAGCGACGCGCCGCAGCGCGAGCGAAGCCGAAGGGAAAGAGCGATGGCGGGCGGTAGCTCATCAACTGGCGGCAGCAGCCGGGGCGGGCCTTTCACCGGTGGTGGCGGCGGCGGCGGCGGCAATCCCTTTGGTGGTCTCGGCAAGGTCGGCTTGCGGCCGATGACGACGCCGATGATGCCAGCGCAGCAGAATTTTCAGCAAAACCAAGCCACCATGCAGCCAGCCGGACCGATGGCCGGTGGCGGCATCAATCAACCCAATCCGCGTAATCCGCAGATGGGCATGCAGCCGCCGCAGTGGGCCGGGTCGCAGCAGGCCGCGCCGGGCATGCTGGTAAAAGGGCAGGGCGATTGGACGCCGCAGCAACTGGCGCAGAACGCCGCACGCAGCGGCGGCATCACTTGGAACGGCAACCAGCCCAACTTTGCGGGCGGGGCGAACAATTGGTTGTCGGGCCCGAGCGCATGGCGCGGCAGCGATCCCGGCGACGTGAGTCAAGCGCAGATGGATGCGCTAAAGAATCGGGCTGATGGTCTGCGCAGCCTCATGCAGAAAGATCAGCGGCTGGTCAACCAAGGTGATCGCCGACCCGAGGGGATGGATTTGCTACGGCAGCGCATGCAGAATTTGCGCGGCTATCAGAAATTCATGGGCCAGCACCTTGTGCCGGGAACCACCACGCCAGCCTCGGAGGCCGACCCCTACACCGTGGGCTATGCCACCGACAGCATGGGCGGCTTGAGCAATTCGGCGCAGCTAATGGCGATGCTTGCGGCACAAGGTATGGGCACGGTGTAATGAACGACGAGCTTTCACAGCATAAGATCAATCGCGGCCATAGAGCCCGGCAGCTTCTTAGCGACCCAACGCTCAACGAGGCCTTTGAGTCACTGCTTGCCGACGCCGACGAGGCACGCGAGCAGAGCAAACCCGACGAGACGATGCTGCGCGAGGAATGTCATCGCGCCAAAAAATCCATCGAGGCTTTGCGCAAGAAACTCGCCTTTTGGGGCTCTGACGCGGACATCGAGCAGAAGCACCTAGACGAGTTGCAAGCCAAGAAGGAGACCGCAGATGTTTCTTGAAAAGACGTTCGGCCTAACGGCCTCAATATTGTGCGCACCAGAAGGCGAGGGCGGTAGTCCCGCTTCCGCTACGCCGACCGCGCCAACGAGCCCACCGGCGGCAACGCCCGACACCAGCGGCATGCCGTCGGTGGTGCGCTCGCCCGACAAGGCGATCTCAAGCTCCGATCTGACGCCGAGCCAAGCTGGCCGCATGCTGCGCAATTTGCGCAAGCCGAAGGGGGCCGCACAAGAATCACCGCCCGAGGGGCTAGAGCAAGACGACGCTCGCCCTGCCGGGCTCGCATCGACCGGCGCTGACACGCCGGACGGCACCGCCCCTGATCAGCCGGAAGGCGATCAGGCTACCGGTGAGATCGCCGAGGACGCCCCGCAAGGTGATGAGCCTGCGATAAGCGAGCCGCCGCGATCTTGGAGTGCTGAGGATCGCGCGATTTGGTCCGACCTCTCACCCGCAGCGCAAGAGAAAATCTTGGCGCGGGCCAGCGAGGACGAGCGCGCAACCCGCAAGGCTCAAAATGAGGCTGCTCAAATTCGTCAAAGCATGGATCAGCAACTGCTTGGCGAGCGCACACAATTGGAGCAGGTGAGGCAGCAATATGAGGCCGCCTTGCCCGATCTGTATCGCATGCTCGCGTCGAGCGAGCAGTTCCAAGACATCCAAAGTTTTGAGGATGTCGAGGCTTTGGCGAAAACTGATTGGGCTCGGTATATCGAATACGACGCTCATGTGAAAAAAGTTGGGATTGTCCAGCAGCAGATGCTGCAAGCGCAGCAGCGGCAGGCTGAGGAATACAATCACAACTGGATGCGTTGGTCGACGCAAGAGGATCAGAGATTTGCCGAGCGGGTTCCCGACATGCGAGACCCCGCCAAGGCGAAAGTCGTGCATGACACCGGTGCGAAAACGCTCACCGATGTCGGCTTCTCTGCGCATGAGATCAACGAGCTTTGGAACGGCCGCGCATCGTTGTCGATGCGGGACCATCGCGTGCAGGAATTGTTTCACGACGCGATCAAATTCCGAGCGTCAAAAGGCCAAGTCGAGTCTGCCAGAGCCAGATCGCTTCCAGCGGTGCAGCGGCCGGGAGTCGCGCAATCCGGTAGCCGGAATGTGCAAGCACTGCAATCGGCAAAACAGAAACTAGCCTCGTCCGGCAACATCAAAGACGGCGTGGCACTATTGCGGGCGCAACGCGCAGCAAACGCGAGGGCGGGCCGCTAGGAGATTTCGATGACTGTTCCTGCACAAACATTCACGACCTACCCGGCGAAGGGTAATCGTGAGGACTTGACCGATGTTATTTATAACATCGACCCGACCGAGACGCCGTTCATCACCAACATCGAGCGCGTTGGGCAGAAAGCGGTGCTGCATGAGTGGCAGACCCAAGCTCTCGACGCGCCCGACGTAAACAACGCGCAGCTTGAAGGCGACGATGCCGCTGCCGTTGCCGTCGTGCCGACCGTTCGCCTCGGCAATTACTGCCAGATCAGCCGCAAGTCGGGCCGGGTTTCCGGCACGCAGCGTGCGGTCGATCACGCAGGCCGCGAGGACGAGCTTGATTATCAGAAGCTGCTCAAGGGCAAGGCGCTCAAACGCGACATGGAAAGCATCTTGACCGGTGCCAACCAAGCCAAAGCGGCGGGCACCGATGCGGCAACGCCGCGCAAGTTGGCTTCCCTCTTGAGTTGGGTCAAATCCAACACCAACAAAACCGGCACCGACCCGGCGCTCGCCGACGGCACCGGGACGCGCACCGACGGTGCAGTGCGTGCCTACACCGAGCCGTTGCTGAAAGACGTGCTCGGCAAGTGTTGGACCAATGGCGGCGAGCCGAACATGATCATGCTCGGCGGCTTCAACAAGCAGCAAATGTCGACGTTTGTTGGTCGCGGTCAGCCGATGGAGGAAACCAAGGCCAAGAAAATCGTCAACGCCGTGAACACCTACGAGGGCGATTTCGGCTTGCAAAAAGTCGTGCCCAATCGGTTCCAGCGTCCGCAGGATGTGTGGGTGCTGCAAACCGATATGTGGGCGGTGAGCTATCTCCCCGGTCGCCGCATGGTGTCCGAGGACTTGGCGACCACCGGCGACAGCGATGCGTTTTTCATTCTCTCCGAGTATTCGCTCGAAGCTCGCAATGAAAAGGCGTCGGGCCTGATTGCTGATTGTTCTTCGACTTAGTTAGCGGGCGTCGCGGCGAACGTCTCTCCCTAGCGGGGCGTTCGCCGTTCCGGCCTGATCAGACGTTCGCATCGAAAGGATGCTCACATGCCTCTTTCAGAAAATCACAATCTGCAAATGAACGCGATCAGCGGCCAGATGGTCGATGTCGCCACGCCGGGAATCGTCTATGTGCCGGTGCCGTTCAAGGGCCGCGTGGTCGCTGGCGGCTGCGCGATCAGCGCGCCGCTCACCGCCGCCAACACCATCGTCACGGTGTCGAAGGTCAACCCGGCTGGCGTCAAGACTATCGGCACCATCACCATTCCGAACGCTGGCTCGGGTGCCGGGTCGAGCTATGGCTTGGTGATCACCGGCAGCGAGGCCGATTGCTATGTCGACGCTTACGAAACGCTGAAAGTCGACAGCGACGGCGGCGGCACCGGCCCGGCGGTCGGCAGCTTCGTCTTTCACATTCGTGGAGGCTAACATGATTGCCATGCGACCGGGCCCAAGTCAGGCCCTGACCACCGGCGCAGCGTCGGGAACGATGACCAACGCCACTAGCGCGGGCGTTGGCACCGTTCGCGTCCTTGTCACCGGCAACCCCTGCTTTATTCGCTTCTCTGCTGCCGGGTCGCCAGCCGTGGCGACCGACATGCAGATCGCCGTCAACGTGCCGGAATATTTTCAGATCGGTGCGGGCGCGGTGAAGCTATCGGCAATTTCGCCAGCCGGTGCTGGCGTACTGACGATGACGGAAATGTCGTGAAATTTGTGCATGTCGACGAGTGGGGCGTGTCGACGGTCTACCATGTCGATGACGCCAATGGCCGCGTAGTCCTCGCCACCGAGCGGGTGCAGGATTGCGAGGACATTCTCGACGATAACAAGCGGATGCAAAACGGGGAACGCCAAGTAGGCAATATGCGCCTGACCTCGCAAATCCCGGTGATCGTGATCGAGGCGTGGCTGCGCGAGGCTTGGGAGCGCGGGCAAGTTGGTTTGAAGCTGGCCGACAGGGAATTTGACGAGATTATTTTTCGCAAACTGCGTGATCCCGATTGGAAATGGCTAAGGTGCTCATAGATGCCGATCACCAAGAATAGCGAATTGCAGGCGGCGGCGCTCAAGTGGATGGCGCGCACCGACATCACCGCCGACATCCAAGATTGCATCACGCTGGCCGAGGCGTTCTTTGATCGCAAACTGCGCACGCGGCAGCAGGAAGCTGTGATCACGCTGGTGCCGACCGACGGCTCGGCGACGCTGCCCATCGACTATCTGGCATGGCGGCGGCTGACATGGGCGGGCAGCCCGGAGCGCGATCTCGAATATGTCGTGCCGTCGATGTTAACGCGCTTCTATCCCGACATGGCGGCAGGCATCCCGAACAAATTCACCATCGAGGGCGGCTTCATCAATTTCAGACCTGTCGATGGCGGCGATCTTGAATTCAACTATTTTAGGAAGATTTCGCCGCTGGTCGATCCAGATGACACCAATTGGCTGTTGCTGGAATATCCCGACGCCTATCTCGCCGGGACTTTGGCATGGGTCAACACGATGGTGCAGAACAACGAGCAATTTCAAATCTGGCTGGCGGCGTGTGATCAAATCTTGGTCAGCGCCAATCTTCTCAGCGAGAAAACCAAAGCGCCAAGCGCGATTCAGATCGCGGGGCCGACGCCATGAGGACGCAGCATGACAGTGATCCCGTTCGGCGAGTGGCGTCCTGATCTCAGCGACTACCAAGCCGAAACGACGCGCTTCATCACCAACGCCGCGCCGCGCGCCGACGGTTATGGGCCGCTAAAAGAGTGGCAAACCTACACGCAAGCCCTGCCCGGACCGTGCCGTGGTGCGTTCCTCGCCGTTGATGATTCTGGCACGCCTACACTGTACGCAGGCACCGCCACGCGCCTCTATCGAATGAGCAATAGCACGCTGGGATGGCTCGACATTTCCAAGGGAGGCGGAGCAGGTGGTCCGGGCTATGAAGCCGCGCCGCTGCGCCTCAAAGATAATTGGACGTTCACGCAGTTCAACAATCACATCGTTGCCTGCCAGATCAACGTGCCGCCGCAGCATCATGTCGGCGCGGCAAGCACATTCGTTGATATTCCGGGCGCGCCACCGTTCGCTGCCTATTGCGCCGTTGTCCAATCTCAGGTGGTGCTCTCAGGGCTCCAGAACCTTCCACATAAAATTCACTGGTGCGCACGCGACGACATCACTGAATGGGATTTGGCCGTCAATGGTGCCGACGAGCAGGAGTTTCCTGACGGCGGCGCGGTGATGGGCGTGGCGGGCGGTGAATTTGGCGTCCTCTTTCAAGAAAGCGCCATCCGCCGCATGACCTATCTGCCGAACGATGAGCGCGTCTTTCAGTTTGACCGCATCGTTGAGGGTGAAGGCCTGCGTGCTCCTTACAGCGTGGTGAGCGCCGGGTCGCGCGTCTTTTTCCTCGGCACGGCTGGCTTCCAGATGATCATGGGCGGTTCCCCGCCGGTGAACATCTCCAAGGAACGCTTCCAGCGGTTCTTCAACGCTGATTGGGATAGTTCGGCGATGAACCTGATGCAGGGCGTCAATGAACCGAATTCGAGCCGCGTCTGGTTCTTCTACAAATCGTTGCAGGGTGCTGCCGGACTTTTCAATCGCGCCATCCTCTACGATTGGGTGCTGGAGCGGCCGACCTATATCGATGCCTATAGCGGCGAGTGCGCCGCCATGATGACCAAGCCGGGCATCACGCTCGACACGCTCGACACGATTGGCTTCACCAGCATCGACACTATGGTGGTCAGCCTCGACAGCTTCCAAAGCTCGCCGGGGGCACTGCTCGGCATCTTCGGCCCCGACCACGCTCTCGGGTTTATGTCCGGCCAGAACGTCGCGGCGACGCTTTCGACATCCGAGCAGGCCTTCGAGCAGAGATATTTCGTGTCGCAAATTCGCCCCTGTTCCGATGACGGCAGCATGACCACGCTTATCGTGCATCGCGCTCGGCTACAGGACACGCCACAATCGACCGCGCCAAGTCTGGTCAACGTCAAGGGTTTCTGCCCGCATCGCATCGACACGCGCATGGCGCGCATGGTTTCAACGCACGCCTACGCGGCGCTATGGACGTATGATGTTGGCGTCGAGCCGTTGCTAGTGAACACCGGGAAGCTCTGATGAAGGGAATTAGTCTTGGGCCGCTCGGCTCGTCCAGCTATCGGGAATCTTGGACTGAGAACGGTCTCAAACAGGTCGAGCGATGGATCAATACCGTCCAGCGGTTTCGCGGTTCGACAGCATCCGGTCATGGTGCCGATGGGCTGGTGCCGCAGCCGAAGGTTGGCGACGAAGCAAGATTCCTACGCGGCGACGGGAGTTGGGGAGACCCGGCTCTCTCCCAAAGTAGCGGCGATCCGGGTTCTATCCAGATCAGCGATGGCGATGGCGGGTTCACCGACGATTCTGATTTCGGCTACGACACAACTACCGACACGCTGTTCGCCAAGCACGTCATCAGCCAAGATGTCACCGTCAACGGTGAGGTGTATGGGCCGGGATGGAATAACGACAATACCGTCCCGACCAAGAACGATGTCTACGACAAGATGGAGGTTCTGGCGACGGCCGTGGCTGATGTCGTGCCTACTCCAGTGTTTCGTACGGCGGAGTCTGTTTACATTTTGCCGAGCGTGGGGCGTCTGGAGTTTATGATCATGCCCGCCGCCGTTCCCGTCACACCGACCTCAAAGGGGATGTGGGCCATGTTTAAGATTCAAGGGTCCGGCACCGTAAGAAGAAAGATTCGGAGAAACGCCACATGGGATTTCCTGCTGCAACTCCGCACCGGTTCGCCCGGAGCATACAGCTATCTTGATCTGGTGGCGGCCACAACGACGATCAAGGCGAGTGGCGTTGCCAACAACTTCGTCCTATCGTTGCAGGCCTTCCTAACGCCGATCTCACCCGGAACGTATGACATCGTGCTGATCTCAAACTACACCGGGAAGATTACACCGGGCGCAGTGCAGGTGAGCGTGATGGGGCAGGTGCCATGACCCCCGGAGATTTCGCCACCCTCACCATCCCACCCTTCGCTGACGCAGGTTCGATTACGCTGACCGCAGGCAGCGGCATCGCCGTCGGCAACGCCACCACGGCGGCCAATTTGCGTGTTGGCGACTATTTCGTGATGACTTCCTTGCCGTTTCAGTACCGCTGCCTATCGACGCCGGACGCGAGCTTCAACTTTATGATCAACGCCACGGCACCCGACACAGTCACCAAGCAGGCGTGGTCGATTACGCAGCCCTGCGATCAGTCGTCGCTTGATCTGATCTATTCGCACAACGATGCCGGGAACACCGCAGGCCGCGCCGCGCACGATGCGGCGGCTGACGGCTACGTCTATCTCGACACGCAAGCCACGCGCATCTGGGAGCGGAACGGTCCCGCCGGGACATGGACGGACGCCACGATCACGGTGGTCTTGTGGGTTTCGCCGACCGGCAGCGACGCCGACGATGTCTCGGATCAATTGCTGACCGTGCAGGCCGCAGTGGATCGCTTGACCGAGGCTGGCGATCTCACCGGCTGGACGGTGATCATCGCGCTCAAACCCGGCACCTACAATCAAACCGTCAATCTGAAAGAGATCGACGGCGCGCCCGCGCTGCTCGCTATCATGGGCGAGGCATCGCTGACCGGTGTTCGCTCGGCGGCAAGTTATACGATTTCCAGTTCCGTCACCGACGCGATCAGAGCCACCGGCATCAAATCAGTTTGGACCCTCGACGGCTTCACGTTGGTGTCGACCAAGGGCCATTGCATGCAGGCGAAAAATGCGCGGCTGCGTTTCAATCAACTGCGCTTTGGCGCGTGCGCCGGGTCGCACATTTCCGCTATGGGCGGCAGCACGATCATCTTGGCGGGCGACGGCTACAGCATCGCCAACGGTGCCAATGCGCACATTAATTCCAACGGCTCGGGCGCGGTGGTCGATCTGCAAGCCGAAAGCACGGCGAGGCCGACCATCACGCTGCCAGCCACCAACATTTCATTCAAGTCGGCCTATGCGTGGGCGCGAGCGAGCGGGCAAATCTTCACCGGCACCGGGCTCACCTTCACTAACAAGAACAAGGTCGTAAACACGCGACGTTGGCGCGCCGAGCAAAATTCAAGCATCGACAGCGGACAATCGGGCGAGAAATATTTGCCCGGTGATGCTGCTGGCATCGCGGTCAAGAGCGGAGAATATCTCTAAATGTACGCCACGCCGTCAGACAATTATTGGCAGGTGCTTGATCAGCCCGACGATGTGCGCTGGTCGTCGGCTGCCGTTGCTTACGTTGCCGACAGTGACGCGACCTATGTCGCTTGGCTCGCCGCAGGCTTCGAGACCTCGATCATCACCACCGAGCAAGAGCTTGCCGATCTGCTCAACGCCACCTATCCGGCAGGCTCGCCGATCCCGATTGTGCCGCCGCAAACCACGCCCGGCGGCAACGGGCCGATTTATCAGGACATTCTCAAGGCTGGCACGACGACGTTGATGCTGGCGTGGGACGATAGCTTCAACGAGAAATCGCCGCTAACGACCGTGCCGCGCATCGCGCCCTATAACCGCGAGGCGTTCGATCTCGACAAGCTGGACGAGGGCATCGCGCCATTCTCGGCGTTGAGCGGCAACATCACGGTGCCTGCTGGCGTCTATCGTCTGGTGCTGACAGGACAGGCCGCAGGTGGTGGGGGCGGAGGCGTCGGCGGCACCGCTGGTCCCGGTGCTGGCGGTTGCGGCGGTCCCGGCGAAACCCGCCGCGTGATCCTCAACGTGGTGCCCGGCGATGTCATTCCCTACAGCATCGGCGCGGAAGGCGCTGGCGGCGTCAACAATAACCCCGGTCAGACAGCGGGCGATCTTTTGATCGGGTCCGGTGCGCCGCCGTTTCCTGTCGTGCAAGCCAACGCCACAACGCTCGACCTCACGCTCAATCTCACCGCGAACGTCAATCTCCCGGCGGGCATCGTCGCGGGCGATCTGCTGCTGTTGTTCGCGTGCTTCACCGGCGGCGCAAGCACGATCCCGACCATCACCACGCCTGCCGGATGGACGCTGCTTACCGCTAATGGGCTGGGTGCCGCCACGCGCAATTTCATTGCGTGGAAAACGGCGACCGGAGCCGAAGGCGCGAGCGTTGCGATCACGACCAACATCGCAACGTCGAGAGGTGCGGTCGCGCTTAGGATCACCGGGCACGACCCTTCCGGCGCGGCGGCGATCCTCATTGCCGGTCAGGGCGATGGCGGCACGCCCAACAAATTCCCCAACCCGCCCTCGTTGACGGCAACGTGGGGTGTCAGGTCAACGCTGTGGCTTGCGTCAGGTCATGTCAGCAACGCCATTCTGATCAGTGGCACCCCGTCAGGATTTGAACACACCTACGGTCCCGGTCAGGGCGTGCAGATCGCCACGCTTGGCAGCAAGGCGACGATAATCAATCCGTCGGCGTTCACGGCTGGCACGGTGGTCAACTGGCTTGCCGATACCCTCGCCATTCTCCCGGCCACGCCAGCCTCGATCATGGTCTGCAAGGGCGGGCTCGGCGGCAACGGCAACGCAGGCGGCAGTGCAGGCGCAAACGCCGGGGCACCGCCCGCCGGGTCGGGCGGTATCAGGCTTGAGCCGACCGCGCTCGGCAATTCTCTCACGCAATCCGGTGGAACGTGGAGTTATGGCGGGTCGTGCATTTATGGCTCGGGGCGCTTTTTCATCGTCTCGGCGGGCGGATCGAATGGCATGACCGGCGGCGGCTTCGGTGCCGGTGGCGGCGGTGCCGTACACCAAGGCACAACGACACAAAGCGGCGGCTCGGGCGGTCCCGGCATGATCTTGATCGAGGGCTACGGCCTCGATGTGGGGAGCACATGATGCTGAAAGCAGTGCAGGCTAGCGAGATTTTCCAAATCCCGGCGCGAGCGGTGCCGAATTTTTGGCACCTCGCGCACGACTATCTCAAAGACGCCTGCGATCACACGGCTTGCGAATACACGCCGGAAATGTTGCTCGACGAATGTTTCACAGGAAACAGTCAGTTGTGGCTGGTGTGGTGCGATGATCGCGGTTGTGAGTGCGCGGTGGTGACCGGCATCCTGCCGCACTGCGCGACGTGCATCATCAAAGCATGCGGCGGCAAGGGAATCCACAATTGGCTGGGCCTGCTCGACGAGATCGAGACATGGGCAAAAAACCAAGGCTGCACCACTATGCGGTTGTTTGGCCGTGAAGGTTGGCGCAGAAAGTTGAGAGACTATCGAATGACGAGGGTCATCATGGATAAGGAATTAAGGTGATGGGCGGCGGACC